GACGGAAGATACACAGTCTTGGTTGGTAGTGCAGTCGGATTGAATCTTGTCATATACGGCTTTGCAGGAACATCGGATTTCATCATCAATGATGTGCAGGCGTACAATTTGACCGATAATGGTCAATGCTTCGTACCAAACACCGCAATTTCATCAGGCAGATATTGGCAATATGTAGAGTCGGTGAATGGGTTTCAGTTGAAGTCTTACGATGCAAGCTTCAACAACATCACAACATCTTCATCGCTTGTACTGAATAATCACTACAAGATTACGTTCAGCATAATGAACTCGACTGATGGGAATGTATTCGTCAACAACTCAGGAGGTTCGTTCTATACTGCCAATGGCAACGGAGACTACACAGTATACTATACGCACAACGTAGCGACTGGCGCAATCAATTTCACAAGTGATTCACTTTTTGATGGCATCATCTACGATATTGTTATCGAGGAGATGTGCTATGACCATACTTTTGAGGTGCTTGATAGCGATTTGAATCCAATCAGTCAAGCATACGATGCGAGCGACTTGACATATCCCATCACCTACTATCAAGATCGCTTGGTCTGGAAGTTCCAGCTAAACAACTTAACGGACCCTGATGGGTATCCATTGGTCATCGAGAATGGATGCTACTATCTGCGTGTCACTGACTGCTGCACATCTGAGCAAACTGTCAGCACGAACTTCATCAACTACTCGACAACCGGATGGGATTGCTCTTTCTGGGTGGAGGGCAACAACGATGGCTTCGCTTTCGGTTTCTTCTTCAGTGACCCAAGCACTGCCACTACCTTCAAGTTGGTCCAACGCCTGCGAGTCCTTCAGTTCAATCCAGTCTACCCGGCAGTGAGTGAGGAGTATTTGTTCAGCAATGGAGGACGTAGTAGGAGCTTTGCCCAGAGCAGTAAGATTCGCACTGCATGGTTCGACTACGTGGATGAATTGACACATGATGTCATACGCTTGCAGATTCTCAGCGATGAGTTAATCATCAATGGTGCGCAATACTTCTGCGAGGCTGAAGATTACGAGCCTGAGTGGGGTCAGAATGGACGATATAACCTTGCGCAGAGCAGAGTGAATTTGATTGATGTGAACGAACTAACACTATACAATAAATCGTGCTAAGAGGAATAATCACAATGGCTCTGAAGCATCCGTTGTACGGCAGATACGCCTACAACTTAGCTCTGAGCATCAAGTCAGCTGACCCTACTCAGCAGGTGTGCGTGATTGCCGATGATGTCGGTATCAGCCATCTGCACGAAGGTCAGCGAATGATATTCGATAAGATAATCAAGCCATCTTCCGAGTGCTATATGCGAGACGGCAAGACCGTGCCACTGGTCTGCAAGTTCTATCTCAACGAGCTGACACCATACGAGCAGACATTGTTCGTTGATGCAGACATGATATTCAGTCCGTTGGCTAAGTTCAATGAGTTCTGGGAGCAGATGCAAGGCATAGAGTGGACTATGGCGAACAGAGGGAAGAATGATCCTGACAAAGGAATATCAGAATGGGTCAATGCTGACAAACTCAAGGAAGCCTATGACGATATCGAGCAGTGGGTGGACCTATCGAGTGAGTGGATATGTTGGAAGAAATCCGACCTATCTGATAGTATATTTGTAAGTGCAAGGCAATACTATGACGAAGGCAAGCTGACCACTCGTAGCTTCGCAGGAGACAAACCTGATGAACCATTCTTCAATCTTGCGCTGAACAAAGTGAGACATCTGCCTCATGCTATGCCATATCAACCTACCTACTGGCAACCAGCAGTCAAGCGAGTGCTTGGCTCGGTAGAGATTAAGAAACAATACTATGCCTATTCCGTAGGTGGTAGAATGATGACCAAGCAGCAGCAGAATATCTATGAAGAATTCTGCAAGAACGCATCCTATCGGATGAATATGCCGACCTTAAAGGTAACACACAAGATGAATCAACTACCCGAAAGAACTGTAATCTAATGCCAGCAATCTCCCCCTCGTTTCTTGAACCGTACCTGATGCAAGGTCTTCGACACGAAGACTACGATGATGCCGTAGAAATGTACGAAGAGCTGGAGACCCATGCAGATGGTGAGTATCCCGGTGAGCTGATTGACCAGCGAAGACCTGCCGAGAGTGATGAGATAAAGCACTACCGCAAGAAAATCTTCGTGCCGATCACGAAGCCAGTCTTCACGAAGGTCTACAACTCACTCATGAAGATTCGCAAGAGTCAGGACTGGATGATTTCATTCCAGAATGAACTGCCTGCGGTGATTGCTGAAGACGAGAGTCCTGAGAAGTATCTGATGTATAAGATGCCTCGCAATGGTAGTATCACCAATTGGATGTTCAGCGTGTGCTTCAAGCAGTATCTCATCGATGCGAATGCTGCGGTGCTGACTCTGCCTACCAACTGGGAGAAGCAAGACAATCAATACTACGAGCCTTATCCGATGATCTTCAATTCAGAAGATGTGCTTGACTACAAGGAAGGATTGTACTATGTGTTGAAGGAACACGATGAAGATTTGTATTGGGTCATTCAGCCTGATATCATTCAGAAGTTTGAGGTCAAAGATTACGCAGTGCGTGAGGTATTTCAGATGGTCAATACGCTTGGTTATATTCCAGTGCGCCATCTGTATGGCATGATCATCGAGAACTACAAGGATCGTGCGTTGTATGAGTCACGCATCAGCGGTATCGTGCCTAAGATGAACGAGGCTCTGCGTGAGTACAGTGACTTGCAGGCTGAGATCGTGCAGCACATCCACTCTACTATGTGGTCCATGCAGCCTCAACAGTGTGGACGATGCAAGGGTCTTGGAGAGATTCCAAAGGAGAACTCAGCACCTATCAAGTGTCCATCTTGTTCAGGCAAAGGACTATTACCATTGAATCCGTTTGAGCATCTTGTCCTGCCAGCACCAAGACCGGGAGATCCTGCGATACCAACGCCTCCCATCGGTTACGTACAGAAGCAGACCGACATCGCCAAGCTTCAAGAGGAGCGCATTCGCCAGCATATCTACGATGCGCTGAGTGCTATCAACATGGAGTTCCTTGCTGATACACCGCTGAGTCAGTCAGGTGTTGCCAAGCAAGTTGACCGTGAGGAGTTGTACTCGTTTGTTCATAGCATCGCAGAGGACATCGTACGCATTATGGATGAGATTATTTACGATATCTGTGCATGGAGATATTCAGGAGTGACCAGCGACATCCGTGCGCTGCTGCCATATATACCAGTGCCTGAGAGGTTCGATATGCTATCGGGCAAGGTGCTTGTGGATGAGCTGACATCAATGGTGAATGCAAAGGTTGACCCGGCAATCATCAACGCTGCACAGATAGAACTCGCAGGCAAGAAGTTCAACGATTCAGAGGTGAAGGACTTAGTGGTACTCAAGCTGAAGCTTGACCCATTCGCAGGAGTACCGGAGGAGAACATCAGTCTGCAACGGATGTATAACGCTATTGACCAGAACGACCTCATAATACACGCTAACATCAATAAATTCGTGACAAGAGCTTTGGAAGAGGTGCAGGACTTTGCCAATCTCAGCTACGCTGACCAGATGGCGGTGATGCTCAGATATTCGCAGGAACGCAGGGTCCTGCCTTCTCCTGCCCCGACTGCTGCTGATGCTGGATTGTAATGGCTACCCAAGCACAAATCATAGAGAAAATCACTGAGCTGATTGAGATGCGTGTCAGCCAATGGAATGAGCGTATGCCTCAACTCCAACGGCAGTCCTATGATGTGGTGCTGAATCTTACTGCTGACCTCGATACCGATGCGGATGGTAAGATTAAGCCAACTGCTAAGAACATTAAGACAATATCACGCATAAAGGACGAACTGAACCGGGTCATCTTTGATAAGAAGTATCAAGACGATCTCGACCTATTGCTGGAGGACTACAATGAACTGACCAAACTTCAGAATCAATACTTCACTGCAACGGTAGGCAAGTTCAAAGTGCCGAGTGTGATGGAGCAGATTCAATCCCTTGCAAAGGAAGCCGTAGTCGACCAGCTTGGTCAGGATGCGATAGGGGTGAACTTCGTAGACCCGGTGAGAGACATACTTGTCAAGAACGTGACAACTGGCGGAAGCCGTGCAGAGTTCATCGAGCAGGTCAGAGAATTTATGCTTGACACCGATGCTGGAGATGGCAGATTAGTGAGGTATACTAAGCAGATTGTCACTGACTCACTGAACCAATACTCAGCCAACTACAACGCAGTTCTAACGGATGATCTTGGCTTGGTATGGTACAAATACGATGGAAGCCTGCAGGACACCAGCAGACCTATCTGCGATGCGCTGATACAAGCCAAGCGTAGCAAGTGCATGGAATATATCCACCGCAGCCAGCTCGATGATATCGTCAATGGTTATGTATGTGGGGAGCGAGTGCCAATCTACGAGAAGACTGGACTGCCACAAGGCATGATACCAGGCACGAATGCTGCTAATTTCCGCATCAATCGGGGAGGATACAACTGCAATCACCAATTATACCCGGTCAGCGCAGCCGTAGTGCCTAAAGAATTGCGTGACGAATTCGCTAATTTGTAGTGTATATTTGTAAAGTATGGATCAGAAATTTTGTAAAGTAATGAGAGACGGCAAGGAATGGTTTCAGTTCCCATCTGTCAATGAAAATGAAGTCAGGATTATGCTGATGAAACAAGGCATCGATGGTGTCTGCGACATCCTGCCAGTGAACTCCGAAGTGAAAGTCATCAAGGAGACTGTCATCGATATGAGTAAAACCAAGCCGAGAAAATCGGAAAAACAAATATGAATTTAGCTGAATTTATCCAATCAATTGCTGACCGTGTAGGTATTGACAACGCTGACGAATCATTGAAGTCAGTGGTCACCAATCCTGCGCTATCGAGCGTGCAAGTTCCGTCAACTATTGCATCTGCCATGCAGAGCAAACTGATGACTGAGGACGAAGCCAAGTACAATCCAGTGGTGAAGAAGCACTTCACTGCAACTGCTTTGTCGACCATTGATACCAAAATCAAAGACGTACTTGAATCGTATGAGTTCGATGACGAAACCAAGTCAGCAATTCTTGGTGAGCAATCTACTTACAACCGTATTCCGCTATTGGCGAAAGCAATATCGGATGCAAGAGAGAGAGCAATCACTGCGACTGGAGGCGAGAAGAAAGCGTTGGTTGACAAAATCAACGAACTCTCCTCACTCTATAATGCAGAGAAAGAAGCTCGCAAGAAGGATGTCGAGACAGTCAATAGCCAGTGGCAATCTCAGTTGACCGACAAGGAACTTCAAGGGATGTTCGGCAGTTACAACTATGCACTTGACCTTGACAAGGATGTCACCGTAGCCACTGCACGGAACTTGTGGGAGAAGAAACTCAGAGAGAAAGGAGGCAAGTACCAGTACACTGCTGATGGCTTGAAGCTTGTCAATGCAGAAGCACCTGACCTTCCATTCACAATTGACAACAAACAAATAGATATCAAGACATTTACGGAGTCCGTGCTGGCAGAGGCGAAGTTGCTCAAGGTGAACAACCCAGCACCTGCGCCCACGCCTGCCGGTGTGCCAATACAAACACCACTACCGAACAAACCTATTGCACCTGCTGCCAAGTCACAAGTGAGTAAAGCTCTTGCGGACTTCCGTGCAGGTTCTCAATCATAAGCAATCGTTCATCGTGATAGGGCGCAAGCCAAGATAGTATCAAGGTCTTCGGACAACAAAAGCAGGGCGAAAGCCAATACAAATAGTACCAAACTTAACTCTTCAAATATCTTATAATAAAATGGCAAACGGATATTGCGAAGCCCTGCTCTTGCACTTAGATAGCATCGCTGGGCAAAATTATCCCGGACAAAAAGTAACTATTCCGGGTTTCTTGAATATGTTGGTGACTTCACCTGATCGTCCTACTCCTTTGCAGGATGGATACGTTGGTGGTCACTATCGCCAAGTCAACGTGAAGTATATGCCACGCACTGTTGTTGCGCAGGTATCTACCAGTGACTCTTGCGGAATCGACCTGCAACCTGCATACAAAGAGACAACTGTGAGCGTGAACAACGTGGCTCAGACTGGTCTTTGGATAGCTGATGACACTGTTCGTCAGTATTGCGAAGATGCTTCTCGCACTGTTGCAGTTGGTCAGCCTGCCACGCAGATGATGACTGAACACCTGCGTGGAATCCTTCATGCGATGAACGGAATCTATCAGAAGATGGAGAACGTTCTGACCACTGCTATGGCTTCTTCATTCGGTAATCACGTTGCTACTGGTACTGCTACTGCCGTAACAGTAAACATCGAGCAGGACGGAAACCTGAATGATCTTGGCACTGGTCTGACTAAGCTTCTGACTGATGCTGCTGCAAACGAATTCTGCGGAACTCCGATGTTCGTTGGCGCACTTGGTTCACTCATGCACGCTTACTCCATTCAGAAGAATCAGAATGCACTTGCACAAGCTATCGGCTTCGACCCATCAGCTCTTGCAGCTAACTTCCAGTTCTTCGCTTCCGGTCAGACTGGTAGCACTTGGGGTGCGCAGCACGTAGGTATGTTCGCTCCGGGTAGCGTTCACCTTGTAGAACGTCAAGACAACGTAGGAAGCTTCGCAGGTCAGCGTGGCACTTCGTTCTTCACCACAATCGTTGACCCCCGCACTCAGTGCTGGACTCCGAATGGTCTTGGCAACATTGCATTCGACCTTCAAGTCAAATACATTGATTGCCCTGAAGATGCGAACAATCTGCCCAGCGGTTACCTGAACACTGAGTCATTGACTGGTCGTGGATATGCTCTCTACATCAAGAAGCGTTATGGCTTATTTACCACTCCAAAGGATGCGTTCGATGGCGGTGACCGTCTTGCTGGTAGCAACGGATCTCTGCGTTATGCAATGACAAATTCCTAATTGAATGGTGTTGTTGACCGGGCAGGACTTGACTGTACCTGCCCGGTAACGCACCTAACTCATCAACTATGGCTCACTGCTTAGACAACTATATTGGATTGCGTGGTTGCGGTAGCACCACACCCCCATCGGGTTTGTATGTGAACGACCTGCCGGGAATGAGCTTGGAGAATCTGGTCACGTTGACCAATACTGACGAGCCTACCTACTCAGACATCTGGACTATGGTGCAGACTCGTGCGCAGAATAGGTTCAGTCTTGATGTTCGTGAAGCTATGGGCAAGCATTACAAGTTGAACAGTCTAATGCAAGGAATCAACGTAGGTAATGATGTAGGGAGTCTTGCAGCAAATGTGCCTGCATATACTGGATTTACAATTGAGTTGATAGACCAGAACTATGAGTTCGTGCCTTCTCCATTTGCCAGCATTCATGTGCAGCAGATAAAGTTCTATTGTGATGACACTGTGAATGGAGTACCATTTGAGATTTGGGATTTGGATCCCTCAACCTACACTAATCAAGTGAGATGGAGTGCAACGATAGATATTATTGAGGGAGAAAATGTAATTGAAGTCAATCAAACATTCCACAATCTATACATCAGTCCATCATGGAGACTTGCGATAGTTGTAGATAGTCAAGCATTGACTGGATTGATGTATAACATGGAATTGCCATATAGCCGTTCAATGATGTCATGTTGCGATGTGCGGGTACAAGGATTCAATTTTAATAGTGGACCATTGACAAATGCAACATTTAGCAATAATACCTACGGAGTTAGTGGTATCTTCAGCATCGTCTGCAATTGGGATGCCATGATATGTCAGAATAAGACCTTGTTCAGCCGTGCATATTGGTACTTGCTGGGCATCGAAGTCCTGACTGAGCAGTTGTATAGCAGCAAACTGAACCAGTTCACGACAGTCAACTTGCAACGATTGAATGAACTCAGGGCAGAGTATCAAGTCGAGTACAGTAAGTCATTGGAGCAGGTTGCAGGTGGCTTGAAGCTATCGTGCGACTGTTGTATCGAGTGCAATGAATCAGTACAACTTAGAGAAGCAACACAATTCTATTGATATGAGAAACAAATGCGGGTGCAAAGGCGGTAGGCGTGGAGGCAAGAAATGAGTGCCACGTACACTATTGATATCAAGGAACTCAAAGACCTGACGGATTCTCTGCTCAGCTTGGAGGAGACTGATTCATTGTTGCGTGAGATATCAACCACACTGCTCGCTGAGATGCGTGATCGGATTCATGAGAGGGGAATCAAGTCGGACGGAACGCAGATAGGTACGTATTCAAATTCCTATCTTGACTACCGGATCGAGCAGGGCAAGGGGAGTGCCAGCAATGTGACGTTGTTCTTCACCGGGCAGATGCAGAATGATTTCAACGTAGCTCCAATTGGAGATAATGCCTATGGATTAGGATATAGCAATAGATTGAATTTTGACAAGGCTAACTGGGCAGAAGACCGTTTCGGTATTATCTTCCAACCTACTGAGCAAGAGTTCCAACAGATTGAAGATGTCGCTGCTGAGTTCATCACAAACACACTAAAGTAATGCCATACCTCAACGAGATTGTAGACATAGTCAACACCACTCTTGCGACTGGTAAGTTGAAGACTTACAACCGCAAGCTCTTCGGTGTATCTGAGTTACTGCCTCGTAATTTTAACAACGCACAAGACACAATCCCTGCACTGGTGACCAACTTCGGCAGCACGATGTTCAGCGGATTCGATGACAAGTTCGACATAGTAATCTATCACCGCTGCCTCAGTACAACTATCGAGGAGGGTGCAGTGCTTTTCGGAGATGGACTCAACACGGCAAGAGAAGTGGCTGAGATGCGGATGCTTGTCTTTGGCAATAGAAAAAAGCTATCACTACAACCACAACAACTGAGTTTCCTGCTATCATCAGGCGTTCAGCAGCAGCTTGCATCCTCGCAGATTAGCAGCTATGCAGGTCTTTTCGGTTGTATCATTGAAGCGAACACAACGAATTACGATGGCGTTGGTATCTTCACCAGCGAATACAAGCTTGCAGCAAGTAGGTATCCGGTTCATCCGGAGCATATATACTTGGCTCTCGACTACACGATAACGACCGATTACGATATCACGTGCATCAACGATTGCTCTAACTGTTAAAACTAAGAAACAATGTCAGTATATTATCCTGCCAGTAATTGCGGAGGAGGGGCAATTCCGCAATACTCATGTAATCCTTGCCCAGAGTATGAATACTCACGTATTCGCTCGATAGCTTTCGTCAAGAACACATTCAGCTTCACCGATCCATCGGACCCGACCGAATGGAACACTGGTCTTGGCAACGGTGACATCATCGTGATCTGGGCAACCAGCGGAACTTATGACGGTGGTACTATCGAGGAGCTTGTTGGCTTTGGCGATGCAGAGACTCAGAACGGAGGCTCTACGCATATTTTAACCTACAAAGACCCGAACTCGACTGCGAACTGTAACTTCTACAACGCCATCAAGAACTCGTCTGACTACACTGTGTGGTTCAGGACTTCCAGCAAGATTTGGGGTGCAGGCGCACCAGTGACTATCACTCCGAAGATTCCGGTTGCTGATGACCTCAAGGCGGTGTTGACCTATGAAGTGCAATTGAAGTGGCAGAACTCAAGCCTGCCATGTCCTTACGACACTCCTGACGGCATATTTGACCAGTGCTACGTGCCAATCGTTCCTTGATGAATTATATTTGGGGAGGGTAACACCTCCCCACTTATTTGATTATGTCACCACAACAGAAACAACAAGTAGTCACGAACCTGCATCAGTGGTTCACGCTGATATTCCTGCCAGTCATTGCGCTCTTGCTTGGCGATATGTATCGAGACTTCAAGCAGACGAGAGATAAGGTCATCATGCATACTGAGAAGATTCAAGAACACGATAGGCGAATAAACAACATAGAAGGAAAGTTCTATGCTCGTAAGTAGCAGTAAGCTCATACAACTCTACGGTGATCCCACTGTCGCAACGCAGGACTGGGAACACAAGAACATGACCTACTATCGAGTGCCGGGTTTCG